CGTCAACAGCTCTAAAGCCGTCAACATCTGACATTGTGTTGGTGCAGTTAGAGCAACTTCCGAAGGGTTGGCACCCTCTCCGGAATTGCTCACAGTCCTGCTCCAGCACAACCTCACTCCTTGGAGTAAGGCTTAAGCTATTGGGCGATCACCTACGTACGCATGGAGCGTACATCATCGGTGAAAGGAGATTCACTGATCTGGCAGATTTGATTAATTGGTGTGGACAAAAAGGTCTCCACTCCATTAATCAATCAGATCAGGTGAATGGTTCAAGATCAGTTAGTAAGCCCCGCGTAGTCCGTCTCGAAGACGACTACCTTCCTGCGGCTATGACTGATTACTTGCGTTGTGTGATTAGTGCTCTCTATATCATCTCTGGTCTTTACTTCCTTATTCTTGATCATCAGAAACAGTTGATCCAGAATGAGAAGTTCCACCGTCTTAGTTCCTGGGACTCAATGTTCCAGAGACTTACTAGGGGTGATCATGGTAAGAAATACCATAAGACTCTTCTTGAGATTGTTAAGGACAATACCGTTAACGCTACGGATTTCTATGTCCATGGGAAAAAGCACTATCGTGGAAATTGTGAAACGAACCCATTTCACAGCTTCTTGTTAGGGACTTCAGGTCTCATTCGGCAAATACTTCTTCGCGCGAAATCAAGACGCTGTGTCCGGAATTACAAATTTTGGATGGGATACCAACAATTGAAACGGTGTTCTCTCGCCGTGTCCCCTGAATTCATTGCTGACTCTTTAGTTGACCATGGGAAGTCGTTAGGGCAAGATGCTCCTACGATTTCTCCTCATCAACTTTCGGAATTTGAGCGTGTTTTCCAACACCTCTTTTCCGGGTTAGGTGAATTCAAGGAAGTAGATCTTAAGCCGTCCGAATCGGCCTCCGTCCTGGCATCATGTCGGGACGGTGGACAGAGTCGGGAGCTACAGGAGATGCTAAACAGCACTCATGTTGCCTCCTGCCGGGACCGACAGCTTTACCAGCGAGGTCTACTATCCTCCGACTATGTTTCTTATGTTCTCTCTGCCCCTCACCTTCTCCGTATGGTACTCGTCGACTCAAAAGTTTACGAGGTATACGGTTATGGCGAGCCAGTTACCCTGGATTCAGTGAAGGAGATTTATCGCCAACGCGAAAATCTTTTTTTCCTCCCTGAATACCGGCCTATCTGTGCTCGGGACTGCCGCGCTGCCGCGGTTTGTGAGCCTGCAAAGGTTCGAGTAGTGACAGCAATGAATGCCCCTGCGACATACATCTGTCACCCCTTACAGAAACATATTCATGGTTATCTTCGTTCATTAACTCCGTTCCGTCTAATAGGTGAATCTATTGATGCGTATAATGGTCGTCTTCCCTGCCTTCTGTGGGCAGGAGCCTCCAACTTAATGTCCGTCGACTATAAGTCGGCTACCGATTTTATTAATATTCATTTGACAAAGTTATGCCTATCGGTAATTCTCCGTCAATCGAAGATCTCTCCCGATTCGACCCTTGGTCGTGCTGCTCTTGACCTCCTTTCGGAACAGTCAATTCGCTACACGAAGAAGATGATCAATCGGAAAAGCGATCTTGTCGTTGACATGAAGAATGGTCAGCTTATGGGAAGCGTTCTCAGCTTTCCTATTCTTTGCGCCATCAATTACGCCTGTTGGTTCCTAGCGATGGAAGATCGGACTGGTCTCGATCTTACCAAGTCGGATTTACAATCGTGTTGTCTTATTAATGGAGATGACGGACTCTTTGCTGCAGATGATGAGCTAAAAACTTTTTGGCTCAAAAGAATCACCTCGGCTGGTCTTCGTCTCTCACCTGGCAAGAACTTTTACGCCCCTGCTTACGGTGTTATCAACTCCTGTCCCTTCTTCCAGGAGAAGGACGGTACGTTACGATTAATACCCTTCGCAAACGTAGGTTTGTTAATAGGACAAAGTAAGGTATCCTCCGATGAGGATCATCCGACAATCGC